GCAATAGTTTTATCTCCGCAGTAGGACCAGATAACGGTCCGCCAATAGAACTTTGGACATTGCGCCCTGACAGAGTTGGAATCTTGCCAGGCGATTCGATAGATCCGATCTTGGGGTACGTATATAGTATCACTCATAATGAAACCGGAACGCTGACATATCGATATCAGTACGATGAGATATTGCACTTACCGCTCTTTAATCCGCTCGATGATTGGAGAGGAATGTCGCCGCTACAGGCTGCTGCGAAGGCTGTGGATCAGAATAACATGAGCCGAGAGTGGAACGTGTCACTGTTACAGAACGGTGCGAGACCTTGGGGTGCACTTTCAACTGAAGCGAAGTTGGATGAACCTACTCGGAAGAGACTTGAGAAAAAGTTGGAAGAGAAGTACAGTGGTTATGCCTCCGGTGGAAGACCAATGGTGCTTGAGGGTGGCCTCAAGTGGGAGGAAATGGGTCTCTCGCCTGTGGATATGGCGTGGTTGGAAGGCACGCAGTTGAGTGCGAGAGAGATCGCTATTGCATTTAACGTGCCACCGGAACTGATTGGTGATTCTTCCAACAAGACATATTCGAACTACAAGGAAGCAAGATTGGCTCTTTACATTGAGAACGTCTTGCCGCTGATGAGTTGGATTCGTGATGAGTTCAATCGTTGGCTTGTGCCGAGGTTCGGGAAAAACCTGTATCTCGACTATGACAAAGATGAAATCGAAGCGTTGCAAGAAGAGCGCGAAAAGGTTTGGGCGAGGATCAAAGATGCACACTTTCTCACACAGAATGAGAAGCGTCTTGCACTTGGATATGAGACTAGACCTGATTGCGATGTAATACTTGTACCGTATTCGATGATACCGATCGATAAGGCCGGAACAGTGCAAATGCCTTCATCCGTGCCGATACCGAGAGGAAACGAAGATGATAAAGGTAAGGGAGGTGAATGAAGTGGGTAAGGTGATAGAGTTTAAAGCAAAACCCATACAACTGCAAACCAAGGATTTTAAACTCGAGATCAAGTCCTTTAACGATGACGGTACCTTTGAAGGATACGCTTCTGTGTTCGGAGTTAAGGACAATCAGAATGACGTAATCGAAGCTGGCTCATTTAAGAGGACGATCGATCATCACAAGGGAATGGTACCGATCCTTGATCAACATGACCCGAAGGTCGAGATTGGTATGACTACCGAGATGAAAGAGGACAAGAACGGTCTGTACTTCAAAGGAATATTGTACATCGACAATAACAACCCGGTGAACGATGTACCGCAAGCGAGAGCTGTGTACGTCAAGATGAAGAAAAGAGCGGAACTTGGGAATCCTCTCGGAATATCGATAGGATATTCTGCAATTCAGAAAGCGTTCAAAGGCGCAGTACGTCATTTGAAGGAATTAGCCCTCTGGGAAATTTCTACAGTGACATTCCCAGCAAACGAACTTGCGACTGTGACAACTGTGAAAGGAGAGGCTGTGACTTTCGAAGGAAAATCCATTGACTTCGGTACCTCTCTCCAGGATAGGCTCTCAAGAGACTACATATACCAGTTGCAAGATGCACTTTGGACAACAATCTCTGACATCAAGTGGTCGAATGAGACTACGGAGAACAAGATCCAGTTGTTCATCCAGTGCGCAAATTCCTTCCGGGATGCGCTCGTTGATTGGGCACAAAATACATTCCCGACTGTATACAAGTCAGGAGAAGGACCGAAAGAAGAAAAATCAGAAAGCGCACTTTCACCCGCCATATTGGCTGCTGTGAAGGATTCAATAAATGCTCTTACCGCTCTCCGAGCTTCAATGGAAACGAAAGTTGACCCGGCTGATGGCCACTCAATGGAAACGAAAAAAGATGACGGACCCAGCGTGGACGACGTAATTGGCACATTCAGTAATATGTTGACAGAACTTCAAAAATACAAGAAATGAGGAGGTTGAGTAACCATGACCCCTGAAGAGTTGAAGAAACTACAGGAAGAACAGAATAAGGTGTGGACCGAGATGAAATCAGTGCTTGATCAGCAGGCAGCTGAAATTAAGAAGTTCGGTGATACCGCACCAGAAACTAAAGCTGCTATCGATAAGTTGAACGCTCGTCTTGACCAGATAGAAACCAAGTTGAATCGTCCGCTACCTGGTACTACTGGTGAAGACAGTGACGCTCTCGAGAAGCAGGCAAAATCCGCAATGCTGGCTTACGCCAGAAAAGGTGACGCAAGGCTGACTCCAGATGAGCAGAAAGCTCTCGTCACGGATCAGGATGCCCAGGGTGGATTCCTTGTCCCCGTTACCATGCGGAACAGGATAATCGAGTTGGTGAGATCGATATCTCCCATTCGTGAACTCGCATCCGTTGAAACCATTACTTCCGGGAACACACTGCAGATCCCGAAAGAAGGCGCGACTCAGTTCGAATGTGGTTGGGTTGGTGAGAGACAGGCGAGACCTGAAACCACCACCGGCACGTTCGCTGCAGAATCCATTCCCGTACACGAGATGTACGCGAAACCTCATGCATCTCAGCAGATGTTGGATGACGCTGCTTTCGATGTAGAAGGTTGGATCATGAGGAAGGTCTCTCAGAGATTTGCACAGGTTGAAGGTCAGGCATTTTTAACCGGTGACGGCGTTGGAAAACCTGAAGGAATTCTCACACACTCAGACATCATAGCAAACGCAGTACCTACCAAAAATGCAACCGGTCTTACTCCTGACGGGTTGATCGATCTCTGCTACAGCCTCGATGAGGTTTACGCAAGTAGAGCAACTTGGTTGATGAAGAGAGGCACTATCGCTCTCATCAGACAGATGAAAGATCCTGTCACAGGATTGTACATCTGGCAGCCCGGACTGATGAGTGGAGCTCCTGCAACGATCCTTGGTGCGCCTTACAGAGAGTGTGTTGATATGCCCGCAGTCGCTGCCGGTGCAATGCCGATCCTCTTTGGTGACTTCCAGAGCGGTTACCAGATCGTCGACAAGAGGGGAATCAACCTCTTGAGAGATCCTTACAGCTCCAAGCCGTTCATTGAGTTCTACACTACCAGGAGAACAGGTGGACAGGTTGTCCTTTCTGAGGCCATCAGAGCACAGACAGTTGCTGCATCGTAATACACGGTGCAACTACCTTTTGCAAATCGGGGCCGAAATTGGGCAATATAAATATTCCACCCGGGGCTAGGAAAAGGTAGTAAAAAGGTAAATAAAGGTAGGTAGACAGTTTGATAATTGCGAAATCTTAAAGCAAATCGATAAGAAGGAGGTTTTCCACATGAAAGACATGACATTCGATAGAGGAGCAGTCCAGCTTCTGGCTCCCTCGGACATTACGAATACTGATACCACGACTTCACTGCTTGACACCCAGGGATTCGAAGGTGCAGGGATAATCGTAAACGTGGGTGCCCTCACGGGACATGCTGCAACTGCAACGACTGCGCTGATAGTGGAGGAAAGTGACTCAACAGACGGTAACAGCTTTACACCAGTAGCTCCCACAGACTTGGTAGGTGCTTTGCCAACGTTGGATAACGCTACAGCAGATGCCAATCAGCTCTACAGCGTAGGATATAGAGGTACCAAGAGGTACATTCGTGTGAACATTGATCACACTGAAGCATCGTCGGGTACAATCACTAAGACGATGATAGGAGTAACCGGTGGCCTTGGATTCCCCAGGCACATGCCGATATCTCTCCCTGATCCCGTTACTGCTACCTAAGAGAGGAGGCTGAGCTAAGTGAGAGTACTGATGAAGGAGACTCACAGAGGCTCATCCGACGGGATAGAAGTTACGCTATACGAGGCGGGGAAGAAGTATTCGATCTCTCCTCGGTTAGCGAAAATCTTTATCTCTGCCGGGTGGGCGGAGGAAATTGAGGAAGAAGTAAAGACGCCTTCTCCAGAGATCCTCAAATTACGAGAAGAAAGAGCTCGTGCTGCCGAAGCGCGTAAAGCCGCCGATAGGGCCGCAATGGAGAGTTCTCTGAAAGCGCAGGAAGAGGCGATTGCTGCACAGAAGAAGAAAAAGGAAGAAGCGGAAGTCAAGCTGAAGGCGGAGAAGGATGCCGCCGACAAAGCCGAGGAGGAAGCTAAGAAGGCCGAGACCGAAGCAGCCAAGAAGGTACCTGCGGAGAAGAAGGTCGTAGCAGAAACACCGGAAAAGAAGGAAGGGGTGAACTGATATGCGTATAGGAGAAGATACCATATTCGGTAGAATAGCCCTTGCCCTCGAAGCAATCGTCGCAAAGGTCGAGTCTGATAGAATGGCGGATGCTTTAGAAGCGATCCTCGCAAAAATCGTCGCTGTCGAAGGTGGGGAATATGTTGAGGTCGCCAAGGATATCGGTGCAGGACATGCAGACATTGTGCTTACAGCTGAGGAGTTGAAAGCAACAGTTGTCAAGTTGACCGGAGCCGGAGATGACGCTTTCAACTTGGTCTTGAGTGCCGGTGTAAAGAAGCTCTACCTGGTTGACAATCAATCCGAACAGACAGTAACTGTTAAACTTGCGGCTTCCGCTGGGACGGCAGTTGCTACCACAAAACGAGCGTTGCTGTGGTGTAACGGTACGGATGTAGTGCCCGCGATTGTATCATAGGATAGGAGGTGAAGAAATGCGACTCAGTATAGTGACACAACCAGCTGTGGAACCCGTAACCCTTGATGAGATGAAGCAGTATCTGAAGATACCGTTGGACATCGAAGATGCTCAGGAGGACGCAGATATTGAGTCGCTTATCACTTCCGCAAGGGAAGAGGCGGAGAAGTACACCAAACGCGCGTTCATAACGCAACAGTGGGATATGATCCTTGATGAGTTCGAACCTTGCTTAGAAGTACCTTTAGGAAAACTTCAGTCGGTGGATGGAATATTCGTTCGGGATCCTGACTATAATGAAACTGAGGTTGCTTCTACAGCCTATTTTGTGGACACGATAAGTGACCCGGGAATGGTGCTCTTCAAGTCTTCGTACCCAGGGAAGATAGCCGCGCCAGTATCAGGTTGCCGAATTAGATTTACGTGCGGGTATGGAGATGCCGCAAGTGATTTACCGAAGACAATGATTACTGCGATCAAGAGAATCGCCGCTTACTGGTACGAGAATCGTGAAGCGCACGAGTTACCAAAGAACGCTAAAGACTTGCTGGATAAGTACTGTATCTTATACGTGTGAGGTGAGGGTATGCCAACGTTACGTGTTGACTTCAGCAAAATGAACAAGAAGGTCATCATTGAGAAGAAAGGTCGTGTACCTGATGGCCAAGGTGGTTGGAAAGATGGCTGGGTCAAGCACTGTGAAATGTGGGCATGGCCCATAGTCAGATACGCAAGGGAGATCTACAAAAATCGCAAGATGGATGAGAAGATCGACATGGAGTTCAGAGTACGCTTTCGAGAGGACATTACTTCCGACATGAGATTGTACTACTGTGACGCAAAGAGATACTTGCATATAGACAGCATAGTGGATACACTTGAGACAAGACGCAGGATGGAAATATTGTGTTACTGGGCGTGATGAGATGAATGTACGAGTTAACATTGTGAATGCCGCGCAAGAGACTGCTGGGATGAAAGTCAAGATCGAAGCCTTGTTGGCACGATTGAGGATTGTGATGCGTAATAATCGTCTTGCACTGCTGATGGATATTCGTAGGAATTGTCCGAAACAGACAGGGAATACTGCGAAGTCGATTAAGACTGTTGCTAGTGATGGTGGACTCACTTTCACTGTTGAGTCGAGTGATCCGAATGTTGAGAGACTTGAATTCGGAACAGCACCTCATTGGATCTTTCCGAGGTTCAAGAAAGCCTTGTACTGGGTCGGTGCATTATATCCAGTTCGAAAAGTATTCCATCCCGGTACAAGAGCACAGCCCTTCATTATGCCAGCGGTAAACAGATTTACTGCGAAGATCCTTGCTGACATTGAGAGAGTATTTAAGGGAGTGTGATGGTAGATGAGTAAAGCAATGGGACCGATTCAGAAAGCGATATATCGTAAACTGATGAGCGATTCCACATTGCGGAACTTGTTCAAGGGTGAAGAGAAAGCGTTCGAACTCGAGAACATGGTCTCTACCGACAACTTGAAATACGAGATGGAGCACCTAGAGTACAGCTATTGGGTACCTACAGCGGAGTTCGTGTTGAAAGTTGATGGTCAGGATCCTGCGGAGCCATACACTCTCGATGTTGCAACAGGAACTGTAACGTTTGAGGAAGCACGAGAAAGGAACGTTGCGATCTCTGGTACGTGTTTCGTCGTACGCATATACGATGAAGTGCCAAAGGATTGTGACTACCCATACGTTGATATCGGGGAGTTCGATTGCAACCAAGATAACGTATACGGAAAGAACGGCGAAGAGGTGTTCAACACCCTTCACGTCTATACCGGACCAAAAAGGAAAGCAAATTATAATATGGGTAACAAGGACATACAAGAGTTGGGTGCTGCAATCGTATCGTGTTTAGACGGACAGGCGTTAACGATTGATGGATACAATTGGACGGATACGCAATTCGATTTCAGCACCGTGTACAAGGAAGATGAGTACAGGCACATGCCTATCCGGATGAAAATCTGGGTCAGAGAACAATGATGGGAAGGAGTGAGTTTCATGGCTGAATTAGCAGGCAGACAAGCTGTCATCAAAATCGACACAACGTCATCGGGTCCTGGTGTCGTAATCGATGGTGTGGACAACCATACCTACAAGGAATTGTGTGACATGCTTGACATTTCCAAGTACGGCAACGAATACAAGAAACGTATGGGTGGCCTGAAGGATACCAACGTTTCTCTTAGCGGTAACTATAATCCGTCGGACACAAAAGGTCAGTTAAAGATCGTGCCTGGAGACTTCGTGTGGTTGCAGGTTTTACCTGATGGTACCAACGGCAAGAAGGTCAAGATGATAGTCGAAGACTTTACATTGCAGGCACCGGTTGAAGGAAAACAGACATTCAGTGCAACACTGCAGGGTACGGAAGCGCCTACAGCCGTATCTGCATAGTGAAACTGTTCTAGAGAGGAGGTGGTTCTAAATGCCGGAACGCGCTGGTAAATCCGCGAATGTGAAATGTACTGGTAGCGCAATTGCAGTCCTTGCTGAGCCGATGAGTGATACAGGTGATCACCAGACGTATCAGATTACGGACCCGACACGGCAAATCCTCGATAGAACTGCTGCGGTGGTTGTGTACGAGAACGGAGTAGAAACCGCGGAGGAGTACACACTTGAACGTCTCAATGGTAAAGTGATCTTTGCAACAGCGAATGCAGGAAGAGGACCGATCACAATCGATTGTGCGTATCTTCCTGCAACTACTGTGGCGTATGCCCACGAGTTTACGCTTCAGAAAGGATGTGACATTCTTCAGGTGTCGAAGTTCTGCGATGAGTACAAGCGCAAACTTGGTGGGCAGAAGTTTGCATCCGGAACGTTATCTCACTGGGATGTAGAAGACCCTTACTTCTCTCTAGCACTCGCTGAGAACAAGATAGTAGTAATCGAGTTCAAGTCCCATCCAGATGACAAACCCGAGAGGGTGTACGCAATGTTCGAGTCGAACGAACTAAAAGCGGCCGTAGCAGGAATGCAGGATGCTGTAGTGTCATTCATTAGTAACGATAAAGTACTCGCAATCACAGATTAGCGAGAATAGTGAGGAGGATTCGTAATGAGTAGATTGTTAACAAGACAGGAGATTCTTTCGATCAGAGACATTCGGACAGAAACCGTATTTGTACCGGAATGGGGCGGCGCTGTCAAGATTAAAGCGCTGACTGGTAAGGAAAGAGATGCTTGGGAAACTGCATTGTTCCAGATTGACGGTAAAGACGTCAAGATGAACAAGGAAAACTTGAGAGCGAAACTTGTTGCACTCACAGTTGTTGACGAAGCAGGTCAAAGATTGTTTACCGAGGCGGATGTTGAAGCTTTGGGTTCAAAGAGTGCATCTGCTCTTGACAGAGTTTATCAAGCATCACAAAAGTTGAGTGGTCTCACTCCAGATGACATTAAGGAAATGGAAAAAAACTTAGAGACCGACCATTCAGATTCTACTGCTTCCAGCTCGCAGAAATGATGCATCGCCTCGACGTTGACAACATGTTAGAGGAAGTAGATAGTTATACGTTATCTGAGTGGTTGGCGTACTTCTCAGTTAAGGAAGAAAGACGGGAACACCAGAAGGAAATTGATGAGAAGAACAGGAAGGCAAAAGCTGCAGCCAGGAGAG